TTATTCCTGTGCCCAGCCAACCCTGTATGCCAGGATCTCATCCGCACTGCTCAGCGATTCCAGGTCCTTCTTCATGGTGCGCTGGCGAATGTGGATTTCCATCCCTTTAGTGAACATCGCCTGCTCTGCCGCTTCACTCAGCGCAATAAGCTCTTCTGCTGTCACCGGCACATCATTGTTTTCCGCATCCGTCCAGAAAAACGCCTCCGGCAGTTTCCCCGCTTTCGCTGCAGCCACCGACGGCTCAAGACGCGTCTGCGTTGACTTCCCGTAGTCCCATTTACGCCCATTGTGCTCAAACGTGTAGTTCGCCGCTTCCATCGCATTACGCCAGGCGTTAATTTCATCGCCCTTCATCCCGCGCGCTTTCTCCGCGGTCAGCAGGTCCGTGATTTTCTCCCCGTCAAAGCCCCAGCGCCCGCTCAGGTCAATTTTCCGGCTCTCCGGGGTATCCGGCACTTCTGCCACACTCTGGTTCACCGGCCACAACAAGGCAGTCTCCTTACCGTATCCCGTAATCACACCCCGGCTGTCATACACCACCTTCAGCGTCTCCGGCGAAAACAACGCCTGACACTCATACCAGTCCTGACCATCCTCAGACTTCAGGTACATCGCGCCTGCAACATCCGGCTCCGCCGGGGTGTAATACGAAAAATTTCTGATATGCATCATGTTTCCGTGCCCTCCTCCGATACCGGCACCCAGACCGGCATTTTTTCCGCACCGACGCCCCGCTTCATACCTGCCGGTGCAGCATCCGCTGCAAAGACTTTATACACCACATAATCCACCACAATACCGTCTTCCGGCCAGCGCCCTGCTGCCTCATAAACCGGCCGCAGGGACAGGGGATAAAACATATTCTCTGACGGTGAAAAAACATACTGTTCCATACAATGCCCTCAGTATCCGATCGCTTCCCATGAAAACTTGCCGTAGCATCCCCTGACTGTTATCAGAGTCACAGACACTAATGACGGATTCGACAGGGTATACATCTTAATGACGTTGGGGTCTCCCACTGCAGACACCTGAGCATTCAGAGCAGCAACCGGAAAAGCGACAGGAAAACGGATAGAGTGTTGTGTCATAAGCTTACCATCATCCTCACTTACCTCAATACTGCCCCATTGCCGCAAACGACCGGTTACTTCATCACGCTCCCAGCCATTTACTGTCAGGCTTGCTGTTGTGGGCTTGTTTTTTGTGCTGTAATCCCCCCGCCAGTGAAAACGTTGTGTGTCTCCGTAAACTGTACAGGTACAGACCGTGCCGTTCAGAAAACCATCGCCACCGTATTCGCCGATGGTGACCCGGACTATGGCTGCGTTATACGTCCCCATCACCTCAATGGCGCAGCCTCCCAGATTGAGTTTTCCCGGTCCGACATCCGTGATGACCTTATTAAATTCCGCAAGCAGTGATGCCTTCATCATCCAGTAAGGCTGGTCAAATGCCCCCTTTTCTTTCAGCCAGGCCACAAACTCACTCGTGGTCCATTCACCGGTCTCCGTATGAATGTCCCGCCCGTATACTCTGGCTGCTCCCACGGTGTTCAGAAACTTCACCTTATCCGGGATATCGTCACCGTTTTTCGCTTTCTCCAGGCATCCGTCCGCTTTGTCCATTGCCGCTTTCACCGCTTTCGGGGTGGCTGCCTTCGTTTCATCATCACTGTCCGTTGCGCTGCTTAACTGCACAATTCCCTTCTGTGCCGTCGTCGCATCCGGCCCTCCCGGCTCGCCTTTTTCGCCCTTCTCTCCCCGTTCACCTTTCACACCCTGAAGCCCCTGTGGTCCTGTCTCACCACGCTCACCCTTTGGCCCCCGCTCGCCGGTATCGCCTTTTGGCCCGGGAATACCCTGCGGCCCGGTGTCCCCCTTATCCCCCTTCGGTCCCCGCGCATTCTCTGCCCGTTTTTTTGCCTCCTCCGCACTGGCCGCTGACGCTTCTGCACGTTTCAGGATTTCCGCTGCCACCGCTTCCAGCTCTGCAAGGGCTTTCGGGTAATACTGTGCGTCCTCCAGGTCCATCAGAAATTTATTCAGCGTTCCCGGTGCAGAATCCGCCTTCACCAGAATGTCACCCACATATGACGGCGCGTACCCTTCCGTGTTCAGCGTCACCCGGTACAACCCCGGCTCAACATCCATACTGTAACTGCCGGTTTCCCCCGGCTGACCATACGCCACCGTGGTGACAATCACCGTCTCCGTTGTGCGGCGCGCTTTCAGCTCTATCGTGCATCCCGGTACCGCTTTTCCCGTACCATCCTTCAGCACACCCGATATTCTGACTGTCATGGATTTCCCCCATAAAAAAACCGCAGTACCGGTTTCCCGGCCTGCGGTAATATTTGTGGTTTGTTGGTGTTAAAACGGTGCCATCCGGCTGACCACCCTCAGCAACCGGTCGGCGGGGGGTATTCTCCCCCGCCACGGTTTCTTACTGCTTACACTGTAAGAACGCCGCAATCTCCGCGCCCGCTATCCGGAACCGGAACTCGCACAGTGAACTGTGGGTGATCCAGATAATGAGCACTACCGTGATACAAATCACGGTGGTTTTTAACGGTTTTTGCGACATAAACGCTTGCTCCTTTTACGGAGAGGCGCTAACCTTTCACTTGCTTAGGATGAATGGTCAGGCCTCGGGTTAAACATGAATGTTTGCCCGGGGCCTTTTCACATCCGGCCTTCAGGTGTTCCCTCCGGCCATCAGCCAAAGGCACCCGCGCATACTGTACGGTTTTTGTCTCCTTCCGGCAATCCCGGGGCGCGATGTTCAGCGGATACTGATCCCCGCGCTGTTTTTCTTCACCACTATCGCCTGAAGGTTACTGATACGTGAACTGCCAAAACTCCCGTTCTGACGTCGTGAACTTACGGTAAAACTCAGGGTGATATGACCATGACCGGCTGGCATATCGATGATCCCGCTGAAAATTCCCGGCTCTGTCACTGACCTGCCTGAATAAATCCGGCGTCCGTTCTGATCAACATGCAGGAAGCACTCTGTCCAGATGTCATTACTGGTGCGGGATTCCTGTTTTGACCCGACATAGATTATCGGCGGGATTATAATCTGCCGGTCAAAGCTGTGATCGTCATACACCGTCAGCGTTCGTGTACCGTTCGCAAGGTAACTACCATCCACCGGAAAAGCCACCCCTGCACATTTCACAAGATCACCAATAATGTTCTCCGCTTTCAGCGTGCCATTTATCGTACAGTTCTCCGCTATCACGACATTATTGAGCGTGCCCGAGTTCGCACTGATATGTCCGCTGATGTCCGCATTGCGGGCCGTCAGCCTGCCCTCCGGCGTCAGGGAGAACGTCGGGGGATTGCCGGACGAGGTGATGCTCACTGCAAACAACCGCTTCAGGAACACATCGTTCATGAACAGCTGATTCCCCTGCGCCACAAACAGCGGCGTGGTGTTGCCGTTCTCCGGGTTAATCATCGCGATACGGTCCGCCTGCAGCAGTATATTGCTCAGGGGCTGGCCATCAGCATCCTCAATCCCCGCACCTATACCGGCAACATACGGAATGCCGTTTTTTGTTTTCTGCACCTTCAGCATGTACAGCGCAGCCAGGTCGTTATTTGTGTCTGTCTGCACCCGCTGTATCTGCTGTATGGTGGCACTCTGGTCTTCCAGAGTTTTACTGACCGTCTGCGTGATTTCATTGCGGGTTTCGGTGATGGTGGTCTTCATCTCCGCCATCTCATCGTCAAGCTGGCTGTTATCAATCAGCTCCCACATCCCCTGTGCCAGATGTGTCTTCCCGATTTCTCCTCTGAAAAAGTCCAGATACCCTTCCGCATCATTGCTCGCCCGGCCACTGGCTTCCACAAACGCAGATTTCCCCACCAGGTTGACGCTGCGCACATAAAACCAGAAATCCCTCCCCGGCTTAATGTGCGGGCCGGAGACACTCCACTGGCTGCCTGTCCCCAGATAACGGGCAGAGATTTCCACCTGTGCCGTGTCCGTGATGCGTTTTTCTGAGAACCAGAATTCATACTGTACCGTCGGGTCATACACCGCCAGCACCGGTACTGCTGTTATCTGATAATACCCCGGCGTCAGCTCAATGCTGTCCGGTGCTGCCGGGGCGTTAATCCGGAACGTGGTGGTGGCAGGTTCGCCCTGCTGGCCGTAGCTGTTTATCGCCCTGACCGTCAGGGTGTATTCCCCCAGAGGCAGGCCACTGAAACGGTGCTCCGTGTCGGCAGTGATGGCGGTGGTCACCAGGCGGCTGTTTTCACCACTGCCACTGGTCAGGCGCAGACTGAAGCGCACGCCCTTCACCACCCGCGGCGTGTCCCATTTCGCCAGCGCCAGATACTGGCCGTCTGAGGCACTCACCTCCACCGTGAGGTGCTGCACTGCCGGCGGGATGACGCTGTTCAGTGAACCGGACAGCGGCTCAAAGCGGGCTCCGTTATCCACAATGGCTTCTTTTTCCGGTACGTGCTGCACTGCCGTGATGGCAAAGGTGCCGTCCGTGTTTTCCCGGATGGAAACACAGCGGAACAGGCGACGACGCAGTGACGGCAGGGAGAGTCCCCACACACCGTATGTTGCCACGCCATCAGGCAGGACGCTGACCTGTATCCGGTCAGGGGCGGGGTGTGCAGTGATGTCCACGCGCACCGGCTTACCGCTGCCGTTAATCAGGTTCACCGTCGATGTACCTGTCTCCGGCAGTGTCACCTCACGGTCCAGCGTCAGGGTGCGACTGGCGGCATCCATGGACAGGATGCGTCCGCCGGTCAGGGTCCCGGCGTAGTCGTTATCACAGATTTCAATGATGTCACCGGGTGTGTGCCGCAGCCCCTGTGACCCGAGCGTGAAATCCACCGTCTGCGTTTCCAGCAGTTCGGTCTTTATCACCCACAGTCCGGCACGGTGGGCCTGACCGCGGCTGGTACAGCCAAACGCATCCATCTTCAGCAGATTGCGTCCGTAGCGCAGGATGGCGTCCGGGTCTTCCACCAGTTCCGTGGAAGTCTGCCAGCCGTTCTGCGGGTCAGTGTAATTCACCTCCACCGCCGTGTGCCGGTCCTTCAGGGCACTGAAGCTGTAGCGGAACCCCACGCCGTTATCATCCACCACCACATCGCTGTTGGTGTACGGCCACACCACATCCGACGGGCGGTCCTGAACGAACGTCAGCGTCTGGCCGTTCCATACCGGCATACAGCGCATCGCCGAGCAGAAATCCCCCAGGACATCCCACACCTTACGCTGCTGTGACAGGTACGCATTAAAGGTCATCCGCGGCTCTGTGCCTCCGAAACCATCCGGGACCGTCTGGTCGCAGTACTGCCCGATGGCATACAGTGCCCACTTGTCCACATCCGCGGCCCCCAGGCGTTTTCCCATCCCGTAGCGCGGGTGGGTCAGCATGTCCCACAGGCACCAGGCCGGGTTATTGCTGTATGCCGGTTTCAGACTCCCGTCCCAGATACCGCTGTAGGTGCGTTTTTCCGGGTCATAGTTTGACGGCACCTGGATGATGCGACCACGGATATGGTAGTTCACCGTCAGCTGCTGGCCACCAAACTGCTCCGCATCCACCTGCAGCCCCACAATCGCCGTGTTCGGGTAGCACTGTTTCACATCGATGATTTCGGTGTATGACGACCACAGCGTTCTGTTCTGCAGCTGGTCCGTGGTGCTGTCCGCCGTCTCCCTGACCATCCGGATGTTAAAGGGGCGCTCAGGGAGATTATTCAGAATCACCGACGTCAGGTACTGCGAGGTAGTCTTGCCGTTAATGGTGATATCCTTCTCCGTCACCCAGTTACCGTTACGCTCAAGCTGAATCAGCAGGCGGACAGAAGAGGGGTTACGGTCACCCTTTGAGGTGGTCTCCACCAGTGACTGCACCCCGAAGGTGACCCGCAGACGGTCAATGTTCGCTGACGTGATGGTGCGCGTCACCGGCTTTGCCTTCGTCACCTCCACGCCCAGTGCGGTTTCCGCCCCGGAGGACTCAAAGCCTTCCGGCGGTGTCTGCTCCTGCTCCCCGGCACGCCAGACGGCGGTCACACCGTGTATCACAGGATTACCGTCCGTGTCCGTCAGCGGGGTTTTGTTCACCAGAATACTCTGCAGTCCCTTCACCGGACCTTCCACCGGTCCCTCACCAATGGCATCAATCACGCTCATCATCTGCGTTGATTTGAGATTGTCCTTCGCCTCACGCGGTGTGTGCCCCTTGCCGCCCCCTTTACCCACTCTGTCCCCCTCTCCTGTCTGATGTCTGAATCTGTTTATGCCAGAAAACGACAGGCACCCCGGAGGGTGCCTGTGTCATGACGGAATAAAATTTCTGAAATTCTTCACATTTCCGGCAAATTCCCGTGGAGGAAACCTTGCCGGATGGGTAGATTACCTGCGGTCAATAAAAGCAATTAATCGCAACTCCTTAAGGTGACTATTCGTTCCTCCCGTTAATATCCAGGTGTATTGCGGGAGCGTTTTTTAGTTCAGCTCCGCAACAGAAAATTTCTGAAATTCTTCACATTTTCACAAAATCCCAGTGGCGCTTATAATTTCTCTGCGTTACCGTTTTTTTTGCTGTGACATAATAATAACTCCTTACAGTTAATCTTCGTATCTCTTCCCGCAGCTCCGCTAACTCTGCGGGATTTTTTTATTTTTATCCCCGTCCGATAACCACCACTTTCCCGTCTCCGCCCTCATCACGGGTGCTGATGTCCTGGGATATCCGTCGTGAACCAACCAGCATTTCACCGTAAGGCACCGGCATCGGGTTACCCTGGGCAATCATGTTGTCCAGTGACGAAAAATACGTGTTCTGTTTACCGTTATCCGTACTTTTGTATTCCGGCGTCTTTGCCTTCGGGGCCAGCATCTGGGCCACACCACCCAGTATCATGCTGGCACCCAGTGAGAACAGCATCGTGGTGGCAGTCAGCCCTCCGGCACTCAGGGCTGCGCCCCACAACGCCATCGTTGCGCCGGCGGTGAAGAAAGAGCCCACGATGGCTGCTGCCCCCAGCACCACCTGAAAAACACCATTTCCCCCGGCCCCTGCCAGCCTCGGTACAATATGAATCACGGCCCTCCCGCTCAACGGTTCATGAAGACGGGCATACACCGCCTCCGGCGCGGTATCCTCACCGGCAATACGTATCTGATACCAGCCTTCGTTCATCTGACAGCGGAATCCCGGCACCTGCAGCGACAGGGCACGGATGGCCTCCGCTGCCGTGTTCACATACAGGCTGATGCGGCGACCAAATCGTTGTAAATCCCCGTGAAGGCAGATGCGGACCAGTGGCGGTGACGCCAGACAGAATGCGTTCGTCGTTGCCATTTCTCTGAATACCTCTCCCGTTTACTCAGTTGTTCAGGTATATGGTGAAGCAGTTCACCGTTGCCACAGTAAATGGCGGCATGATTCGGCACCGATGCGCCAAAGCAGCACAGCAGAATATCGCCTGCCTGTGCACGGGACGGAGACACCCGGTAAAAGCCGTTTTCCGCCAGGTTGTCCAGGTACAGGTTCTGACCGTTGCGCCACCAGTCATCCTCACGCACAAAATCCGGCAGCGTTATCCCCGCCAGATGGTAAGCATCCCGGAACAGGGTGTAACAGTCCGTCACACCGTGTTCAAAGCGCCGTCCGGTCAGGTGCGGCACACAGCGGAACCGGTGAATGTCACCCCGGCAGACCAGCCACCAGGGCAGGGCACTCTTTATCTGCAGCCGCCGGTCCGCCTCGCTCAGCCAGGGCAGTCCACCGGGATGACTGTGGACCAGCGCCACAATCTCCCCCTGCATCTGTGCCTGCAGCCAGTCTTCCGGTGCAATACGAAAATACGCCTCCGGCTCTGCGGAGATATTCACGCAGGGCTGGTACCGTTCGCCCTCCGGGGTGCTTATCACGAAGCCGCACGACTCCGCTGGCGCACACCGCCGGGCATGCGCCAGAATCGCTGATTCAGTCTGTGTCATAAAACGGGATTTACTGCGAAAGTTTATTAATGGAAAGGAAACCGCCGAAATTAGCCACCATGCCGCGCATCTCACACCCGCGCATGCATTTACTGCATCTGTCCTTCCGGATATCCGTGGTGGGGTTGTCGAACTCATCCGCCACTGCCGGACCGTTATACCCGCATTCATCGCCCCGGTAATCCCACATACAGGTGTTCGCCAGCATGATGCGACCGGGAAACAGCGCACCGTCCGTCTCCGTCGGTGTCGCCAGCACAAACGAGGCCGTCATGGCCGTCAGCGCTGATAACTGCTCCACCACCCACCGGTCCGTCAGCTCCTGCTCCGGGTCTGCCTCCGGATTCCCCGCCACAAAGTTCACCGCATCAAGAAAACGCGCATACACCCGGCGGCGGACCACCGTGGCACCCACCAGGCTCTGCAAATCCTCCGCCATCCCGGTGACAAGGCTGAAAAGATTGGACACCGTCAGCGACGGGCGGGCACTGCTGCCCTTTCCGTTCATCTCAAAGCCGCTGCCCTCAATCGGGTACGCCTGATATTCACGCCCCTGCCAGGTCACCGGCTCCCCTTTTTCATTCAGCTCATTGCAGAAAAAATACCGCTCACCGCCCTGCACCGTCAGGTCGATTTCCCAGAGCACCACCCGCGGTGACTGCTCTGACTTAACCGACTCGTTCAGGCTTTCTTCGTGAATATCCTGCATCAGTTCACCACCTGCTTAAACTCCGCGCTGAACTCAACGCGCAACATCCCGACCCGCGCAGACCACCCGGCACAGGTCACCTTTATCTGCCGGTATGCATAGGGTGGCTTCCACAAAAATGCCTTCCAGCCCCCGTGCTCTGCCAGGAACGCTTCCAGATGCCGGGCCTCCTCCCGGCTCACGGAAAGCATCACCCGGTATGTTTTCAGGTCAGCATTCAGCCCTGCCGCCATACGCTGTGAGTACCCGTCACCAAAACGCACTTCACGCACCGACGGCTGCGAGTTCACCTCCATATCCGGCTTCACTTTCCAGCGAAAGGTTTTCATCGCCCGCTCCCTGATAACATACCGCCATCACGCAACTGCAGCCGGAGTTCATCCTGCGCCCCCTTGCGGGCCATGTCATACACCGCCTTCATCAGCTGCGGCCCCGCCTGTCCGTTGATACCGTCGTTCTGAATCACCACGTGATTGTTCTGATTAAAATTAATACCTTCCGCCCGCCGCATCTGCGCCGGACTTCCGGCACCACCCACATAACCACCTTCCGCATAGCCGCGCATCAGACGGTAAAGATTCCCCACACCTATCCGGCTGGTTGCCTCTTTCGTGAAAACAAACTCCCCGCGGTGAACTATCCCCGCAGGCTCATATTTGCCGCCCGTCCCCGTAAATCCTCCGGTCGCGAAATGGAAGTTCGCCGCCGCAGCCTCAATGGCCGTCCCCGAGGAAGCAGATGCACCACCACCGAAAGCACCACCAATGGCGCTGCCGATACGCCCGACAATGCCCACCATGGCCTGTTTAAGCAGGATTTCTGTCATCATGGACAGCACCGAACGGGTGAATCCCCGCCAGTCTGCCTCTGCACCGGTCAGCATCGCCGCCATATTCTGTGCAATACCGTCAAAGGTCTGCGTGGCAGCACTTTTAACCTGCGAAAAACTGTCCGTCGCACTTTCCGCCCACTCCCCCCAGCCGGACTTCAGCCCGGCCAGCCAGTCACCGCGCAGCATGTCTTCATCCGCCCATGTCTGTTTCAGTGCCCCGGTGACCCGGGCCAGCGCCTGCGGATTATCGCCATACACGTCACGAAGACGCTGCGCTTCAGACTCCCGCTGCGCCTGACGGTCAGTGAGACCGCGGGCTTTTGCGCTGATGGCGGCCTGCTTCGCGCTCTGTTGCTCTTCAAACCGCACCGCCTGCTGTGCCAGCTCATTCAGGCGTTTCTGGTGCTCCACCTTGTCACCCAGCTCAGCCAGCTGGCGTTTGTACTCCAGCGTTTCTTTCTCATGAACCAGCAGGGATTTTTCCTGCAATGCAAGTGATTTTTTCTGTCCGGCCTGTGCATCCACAAGCAGCTTTTCATGTAACACGGCATACTGGCTTTCCGCCTTCCATAAATCACGGCGCTGCTGGCTGATTTTCTCATTCGCACCGCTGTGCTTCTCCAGCGTCCGGAGCTCGGTTTCAAGCGCCAGCAGGGCAGCATGTGCCCGGTCTTCCTGGCGCTCACCGGCAGACACCTTCGCACCTGACGACTTCGGTTTTTTCAGCGTCGATTCATAATCCTTTTTCGCCGACGCCATCAGCGTGTTGTAATCCGCCTGCAGGATTTTCCCGTCTCTCAGGGCCCTGTTCAGTTCTTCCTGACGGGCGGTATATTTCTCCAGCGGCGACAGCAGGCGTTCATACGCTTTCTGCGCCTCTCCGGTATACTTCAGCTGTGACGCCTCACGCTCAGCCCTGTCCCTTGCCGCCAGTTCACCGGCTTTTTCCATATCCGACTGCAGCGTTGCCGCCGCCAGCCCCAGACGGGCATTTTCCCGGTCATCCCATGCACCCTGAAGGTTGGCCCGGAAAGAGGAGGTTTTACCGTGGCGCAGGCTCCGGCTCTGGTACCACTGCCATTTTTTATCCGCTTCATCAAATGCCTTCTGCGCACTGGCGAGCATGTCCGCAGAAGATTCCGGACGACCGATATCCAGAATGGCATCCCACATCGATTTGAACGCCTTTCCTGTTTTATCCGCCCAGGTTTCCAGCGTCCCCATGTTCTCTTTCAGGCGGCGGGTCTGGTCATCAAAGCCTTTCGTGGCGATATCGTTCGCCGCCTGTAAGGCACCGGCCTCGTCTCCGGAACGCTGCAGCTGTGCAACATACGCAATCTGCTCCGCCGTCACGTTGCGGAACTGGCGTGCCATCGCAGTCAGCCCCGACGTCGGGTCGGTGGTCAGTTTTCCGAAAGCCTCTGCAACCTTGTCCACCTCCACACCGGAGGCAGACGCAAAACGCGCGACACTCTGGTTAATGGCATCAAACTGTTCACCACCACGCACACCGGCACTGACCAGGGCTGCCAGTGACTCTCCCGCCTGGTTAAACGTCAGCCCTGCCGCCTGCCCGGCTCTGGAGAGCGTCAGCATGCGCTCTGCCGTCAGTCCTGACTGATTACCGGAAAGAACCAGGGTTTTATTAAACGCTGAAAGCGTGGAATCCCCCTGGTACCAGGCGTACACCAGCGCACCGGTCGCCACCGCCAGCGAGGTGACCCCGACCATCGGCAGGCTGATCGCACCGGCAAGCCCCCGGAACATGGGGATCATCCCGCCGAAGGAGTCCTTCACCTGACCGCCCTGTTGCAGCAGGATGAGCCAGGGATTCTGACCACCGGCAAGCTGCGTGGCGATATCCGTAAACTGTGCAGGCAGGGTTCGCATGGCCGCTTTATACTGCCCGACGGAAATCCCGGCTTTTTGTGCAGCCAGCGCCTGGCGGCTCAGCCCCTGCTCAACAGCACTGGCGGTCTTTCTGGCGTCGGTATCCAGTCCGGAAAAATGACGCCTTACCCGGCTCATCTGCTCATCGAAACGGACCGCATCCAGACTCAGGTCAATAACAAGATCACCAACCGGCTGGGACATATCTCACACCTCCGGAAATCCCCGCTGAAGACATCATTAATACGGCATCATCCACCATGACATCCGCCACATCCGCAGACGATAAAATATCGCGCCCTCCGTCCCCACCGAACCGGACGCCTCCGGCAAGTCCTGCCGCTTTCTGCATCAGCATTTTGTCCTCATCCTGCCTCTCCACCTGCGCTTCCTCATGCCGGGGGACAAGCAGACTGAAATCAGAGGGATGCATATCCGGATCGCAAAAAAACAGGCTGAGTACAGCGTACGTCAGCCCGGAAAAATGCATATCCAGCTGGGTATCGTGAAAATAATGCGTGCGGTAAAAATGTCGCCAGTCGGCATATTCGGTGGATGTCATCCCGGCAAGCATGGCGCGCCAGTCGGGTCTCCCCATCTCACGCGCCAGTCTGAGGGCAAAATTCAGCTCGCCGTCGAAGACTTTCCCGCAGAAAAATCATCATCAGTCAGCACGTTATTTTTCGCCACTTCGGTGATATCAGTATCCGGACGAACAGCTTCGATCATCCCGGACAGGCACAACACAACGTCTTCCGCCCGGGCAATGGCATCGGCAGGCCAGGTGGTGAGCACTTCCTGCTCTATCTTCATCACGGCCTCATTCATTGACGGTGACGCCGTTTTCTGTGGATGGTTATGCCACAGGGACATCGCCACCAGAAACGCCCCGGTTCTGACAAGGTCCTCCACGCTCACCTGCCGGTTACCGCAGGCTTCAGCCTCTTCTGCCCGCCGTTTCAGGAGGGCAAGATGCTCAATACGCTGCAGCGCAGACAGCTCAGAAAGCGTGACAGACACACCGTTATATTCAAATTGTTCTGTTTTCAGAAACATGCTTTATCACTCCCTCAGCTTAACCCGTTGCACCATCCGTGACGGTAATTTCCGCCACTGCCGCAAACTCACCATTGCCGGTAACCACAGGGATCTGTGCTTTACCTGCCGCAACACCTTTCACCGTGATCGTGTTCCCCTTCACGGTAATGGTGGCGAAATTCTGATTCGCCGACGTGGCACGGAATGTTTTATCCGTCGCCCCTTCCGGCTGAACAGCCACGGTCAGGGTGATATTCTGACCTTTTGCCACATTGCCCGTTGGTGGCGTCACGGTAATACCGGTGACCGGTGTGATGTCCCCCTGATCTTCCGCCAGCGACGGACGGCCGATATTGGTGATCTTCACGGTACGGGTGATCACCTCTTTGGCGGTCACCGCTTTACCAATAGCACTCACCCAGCCACGGAACACATCCACCGTGCCGTTCGGGAAACGGATTTTGTAGGCCCGTGTCTCACTGCTGTCAAACCAGGCAATCAAATCGCGCTGCCCTTTCTCACCCGGCTTCCAGGCCAGCGTAAAACTGGTGTCACCGGCAGATTTCTGCCCCTGCCCGGTGGATACCCAGTCAGCATCCTCATCATCCAGATAGTTATCATCGTAGGATTCTGCCGTCATCTCGCCGGGGGTCAGATCCTTCACCTTCGCCAGTCGCTGCCAGTCATCGTCTGACAACGGGTTTGCATAAGCATCAGCCTTGCCGTTGTAAACCCACAGAGTGGTACCGGCACCTTTTACCGGCTCCAGGGGATTTGGTGTTGCCATATCGTCCTCACATCTCGTATGTAATGGAATAAGTCAGATCCGCAGAGCTCCATAACGCCATATCGTCATCACGACGATACTCATAGCCCTGCGTAACCATCGTGGTAATCAGTCCTGCCAGTGCCGGGATCGCAGTCATCGCCGGATAAATCCGGCTTTCCATCCACTGATCGAGCTCCGAATCAGGTACCTGTGCCGGTAAAAACACCTCAATATGCAGTGTGGCCCGCCAGGTATCTGCATCCAGCTCTTCACCGGTATACTCTGCATCCGTCAGATAAACCGCGATCGCAGGAAAATCCTCTTCGTCAAAAACAACAGGGCGACCATCAAACAGCGTCGCCCCGTGTTCATGCTGCTCGAGTGCATCCAGCACTGCAGCACGGATATCAGTATGTTTCATCGTTTTATCGCAATCCTCAGTTGTTGTTTCAGCGCGGATGCCAGTTCTCCGGGCAGGCGTTCACGCCGGATACGGTCAACATTCTCATCAAACGCCTGTTTCAGTGGGGCCGCCATCGGGATTTTCACCACATCAATAGGGTAACGGTTTTTCCCGGCCACACGCTGCATGACATGCCAGCGACCGTTTTTTAATCGCTGAATGAATGCCCGCTGATACCGATGCTGACCGGCTTTAAGTATGCTGTTCGGACGACGGCCCAGCATCCTGATCCCCAGCTTAATCACTGGAAGATCACCGCGGTTAACGATAATTTTTGCATTCGGATTTCTGACCGTGGCCCGTTTCAGTCTGGAGCGTTCCTTTACCAGTTTCCGGCGTACCTTTGTCTCACGGGCAACCTGTGACGCAGACTGATTTATTGCCGTTGTGGCCACGCGGTTAATGGCCATTGCTGAAGCAGCAGGAATGGCGTTTTTACGAACCCGGCTCAGATTTTCAATCGCCTGATCAAGCCCTTTTATCGCCATAATTTCACCCTGCGTTTATCGTCGCCGGTTAACTGCGGGTGGTTGCCCACGGTTGAGCCAGAGATAACAGCTGCCCCCGTCATCCGGAGAAACACGATCCACCCAGAACATCTCGCCGTTAATGGTCAGCGTGTCACCACGCCGCACAGCCCGAACCGTATCCGTCCGCACAAATAATGACGGGCTGCTTCCTTCAATACGGACCCCGCCACCGGCAAAACCCAGCGACTCCGGATCGTCAAAAACCCCCTGAACTTCGCCGCCACGCTGTGCCCCCGAGGTGAACTGCGCACAGAGTCCCATCACTTCAACAATCGTGCTGTCCACCCCGGCGAGGGCAGCATCGAAGGCATTCTGAAAATCACGCATAAACGGCCATTCCACTCTTGACCATGTCTTTTGCCACTGAGGGGGGCATCAGAATTACTCTGCCAGCATCAACATGCTCAACAGGCTCACCTGTTTCATCGTCAACACCGCACAGGTAAAAACACTTCAGAAGCCTGATACGTTCCAGAATACCGAAAGCATCCTCACCGGTGTTCCTGTATGCCTGCTCATAAACGGTATCATCAACATCTGCGATTTCATTTTCCGATGCGCAAACCTCCTCTTCCCACTCTGCCACACGCTGTGCGATATCCGCTGCACTCCCCGACATATCCGCCTCGCGCCCCAGCAGGCCAGCCAGTTCACGAAGACGTTTCTGATTTTCTTCTTTTGTTGCCATATCCAGCCCCCTGTGAAAAAAGACACGGGGGCATTTCGCCCCCGCTCCCGGATTATTTCACCTGTACCACCACAAACTCATCCGGATCCGGCAGCACCATCAGCGGCGCGGACTGCGTCATGGTGAATTCACGGGCCGGATCGCCCACGGTCATCCAGTGTTTCGGATAACGGGAAGAGGCCACCACACCTTCGGACAACGCCTGCGCATCCTGAATGGCACCATAGCAACGGATGCCCTCAGCAGCCGTATTTCCCAGGACCAGCGTGCCATCTGGAAGATAACGTTTTTCGGTACCGTCCTCTGCCACATAAGATGTTTTCGCCACCACAATGGCCAGATCGCCGTAATACCCCTTGAAAGATACCACCGACCCCAGGTCTTTCACTGCCGTTTCGAGTTGTGAATTTGAGCCGCGACGGGTATCCAGTTTTTCGCGGAACAGCTTAAAGCCATTCAGCAGACGCCAGACGGTACCGTCCATGATGGCAATATTCACAAGACCGCTGGCCTGATCACAGAAAAGGTCGATATCATATGTCGGGTCGAACGTGTCACGGTCCTGTTTTGACCACTCCTTACCGCTACCCTGTATGATGTTATTCTTCGTCGATCTGCCAAAATCAACCTCAATTTTCTCGAACTGGTCTCCTTCCATGGTGTATTTGCCATACAGTACGGCATTCACCGCCTGCATTTCTTCCACCTGGACAATGGCGTGCTCTTCCTGTTTGAGGTTATCGGTGATGATACGCAGACGACGGTAGGCCGGGTCGTTCAGCTGCGCCGGATCTTCACCGGGAAGGCGCTCCACCGCCTGCTGGTAATTAAATTCGTGTTTCGGCTTGACGTAGCCCGGACGTAACACGCGGGTTTCACCACCACGATGACGCAGCACTTTTCCTTCAACAACCGGGGAGACATAGGCTGCCACCGGCGTTTTTCCGGTAATTTTGTCCAGCATCACCTCTTCGGTGTGGAAATTCACCGTACGGTGGAAAAACAGTTCCAGAAACAGCGCACGAAATTTCACTTTTTGTTCGGTATAACCGAGTAACTGGCGGGTCGTAAACAATCCCATAAATCAGTTCCTTTCATTCAGAAATCAGTCAGGCCAACGCGGTGGCCTGATAACGTGTTATGGCAGCGCCGCGTGACTCAGGGCTGTGCCAGCAAAGGCGTTGGCCTTTTTGTGTTCATCCACACTTTCAGGCCAGCGGATTGCCTCCGTCGCAAAGGTCCCCGACTTGTAATACGTCAGCACCGTCTCTGTGCCTTCAAGCGGCAGTACCAGTATGCCAGCCGCACTACCGGCTTTCTGTCCGTCCCAGACCACCAGTTTCCCGCTGGCTTCATCCAGCATCAGGGGCGTCAGTGCCGGTGTTGCCTGAGAAATCCCGCTGCTGCCTGTGGCGGTATGAGCCGGATCATTACCGGCAAAAATACGTACTTCTGCACGTTGTTCAGTGATGGTTTTCGTTACCATATTGTAAAAACCTCATATTGATGGTCAGCACTGACTTCATGGCATGGCCATGAGCATTTTCACGTCCGCATCACCGTCTGCCGACGTCTGTGACACGCCACCCTGCACGGCTGCCGGTGAATGGTTCGCCATGATGCGTTCAAACATGGCGGTTGTGGATGCAGAAACCGGTTCTGCTTTATCCGGCGATGAGGACAGAATGTCGCGGGCAGCCTCCACCGTCATTCCGGGAAACGCCGCCAGTTTTTCAGCCTGCGCCTCAGCCCCTTTTGCCTCATCCAGAGCCATAATCTGATCACGGAGTGAGGGTCCGGCATCCGCCTGCGGTGAAGCCGCCAGGATCGGGCGGGCTTTTTCCACCGTCATATCCGGCATCGCCGCCAGCGTTGCCGCCAGTTGTTCACGACCTTTCGCTTCTTCACACGCCATAATGCGATCGGCTTCACTCTGCGCGGATGCCACCGGCTGCTGCGGTGCTGCCGCGGCCAGAATCGCCCGGGCCTGTTCAACGCTCATGCCCTGTTGTCCTGCCAGCATCGTGGCAAGCTGTTCACGTCCTTTCGCTTCCTGGCATGTCAGGATCCCCATCACTCGCTGGTTCTCCTGCGCGGCGGCTTCCGTTGCAGTTAATTGCGGCATAGTGCCTCCTGTATCATGTGTGTTCAGCGCCGCAGCCATCACGCTGATGGCATCCGACGCATTGATTAATTCATCCGCCAGCCCGGCCTCAATACCGGACTGACCTTCAAAAACGGCAGCCTCTGTCCCCGTGACAGCTTCCACAGACAGCCCCGTATACATCGCCACTTTTTCGGCAAACATCCGGTGCGCCGCATCAATCCGCTGCTGCATGTCCTGGCGAACCTCTGACGGCAACGCTTCAAACTGATTGCCATCCACCTTATGCGCCCCGGCATAAATCAGCGTGATATCCACTCCGGCCTGCGCCAGATGACCGGCATAGCTGACATGGCCCATCATCACGCCAATGGAGCCGATACGGGATGTCTGGGTAACCAGCCGTCGGGAGCAGGCCGACGCCAGCAGCATGGCCGCAGAACAGGCCGTGTCATTACACAGTGCCCAGACCGGCTTCTGCTGCCGGAGGCGGTAAATCATGTCAGCGCAGTCAAACGCACCGGCGGCCTGCCCGCCCGGACTGTCAATATCCAGCAGTACGCCCCGGACAGAGGTGTCCGCCATTGCCTGCTGAAGACAGGCAACAATGCCGTCATAGCCTGTCATTCCGGAAAATGGCCGCATACCACCCAGCCGGTGCACCAGCGTGCCGGTCACCGGCAGTACCGCAATACCGTTCACCACCCGGTAAACACGGGCCGGTCGTTTACCTCCGGCCATGTACTCGTCCGTTTCAGCCAGCATCCCGGGAGCATCAAGCTGTACCTGCTGTTGTGGTAACGAAAGACTTGCTGCCCCCATCTCGCGCCCGAGCGCGCAAAAGAAAACCCGCGCATAGGCGGGCTCCAGAAGCAGCGGTTCATTGAATGCTGCGGCAATAATGTGTGAAAGATTACGTCTCACGTGGTGTTGTCTCCTCTTCCGGCCTGCGGCTCTCCGCTATCTGCTGCTGATACGCCTGCGCTATCCACACCGGACGTGAGAGTCCGGCTTTTTCCCGCTCTGCGGATTCCCTGACCTGCTGGCGGAAAATGTCCTGATAATCCTCACCCATCAGCGCCAGCTCTTTCTCATACGTGCTCAGTCCGGCCTCAATGCGCATCACTGATTCCTGGACCTCCTTGAGCCCGTCAATGACCATTCTTCCGGCTCCAATCCACTCTGCCCGTGACCAGGCTGAACGCGCCTGATAAAAATCAAAACGCGCCCGTGGCGGACGAATAATCCCCCGAAGAAGTGCCTCTTCCAGCCAGCAGGAAAACATCTGCGTGGCCAGCCGGGCCGCAATAAATTTTCGTCGTCCCATAAAATAGCGCCACGACTCATTGGCGGAGGCGCGGGCACTTGAATAACTGACCTTCGAGTAATCACGGGACAACTGTTCGTAGGAAACGCCAAGACCGGCGGCGATATACCGCAGCAGCGCCTGTTCAAGTGCCGAAAATCCATTGTCTGAATCCTGTGCGGTCTGCAGTTTCAGATCATCCCCGGGGAAAAGGTGCGGAATTTTGACACCGCCCAGCGTCACATGATTCGTGTCATACCAACTGGAGAACTTCTCCAGAATATTAATAAGCGGATTATCCTGCTGACCCTGCGGTGCCCCCGCGATATATTCAAAGGCCTTTTCGGTATCAAGTTCACTTTCAATCGTCGCTGCATACATCGCCTTCACAATGGCGCTCTGCAGCTGCGTGTTCTGCAGCGTATCCAGCATCTTCAGCCGTTCCATGACGCTGTAAAACTGATTGGCTCCACGGGTCTGCCCGTCCTCCACCGGCTCGAAAATATGCAGCATGGCCGGACGCCCGGTGGGAAGTTCACGCGGGATCCGTTCCCATCGTCCACTCCCGGAGAACGGAAAATCATCCTCACAGATATGGTACGCAACGGCACGGCCATATCGATCGACCTCCACACCGGCCCGCAGAAAACGGTTCCCCATACCGTGTCCAGGCGTGTCCACCCGTTTCGGACTCACGGCTTTAAAACGCGTACGGAATAACTGCGTGGTTTCCGTATCCCAGACCGGCTGCACAAAGATTTCGCCGTTAAACGCATGAACGCCCACACCTTCACGGATAAATTCCGTGAACGTGCGTTTTCCTTCCACGTCGATCTCGCCAAACATCCCTTCGGCGTATTCCGACCAGGCCGCCTCCACCTCATCGACAAAGCTTTTTGCCGCGGTCTCCCGCATCCCCAGCCAGCGCCAGTTCGGACGGTAGCTGATCAGAAACATATGCCCGACAATGTGATCCTTATGCAGAGCCACCGCATTAGCCGCTATTCCGTTATTGCGCACCAGATCATCTGCCCGGGCATTCCCCAGACGCAACGCGGGCAGCAGGGCCGCATCGGCACTCTGCGCCGGTGGCAACCACTCAGCCATTTGCCCGCCAAATCCTGCACCGCCCCCGTTGTAGCTGAGACTCTCACGAAGCGGAACGCCGTTCACATCAATCAGGACAGGCGTTCGTTTCATAACCTCACTCCCAGCGGACGACGGCGACGCCGGGTTGTCCCCAGTACCGACTCCGCATCATTGATCGCCCGGTTAAGCTCATCCAGAGAAGCCGCCGTATATTCAATTCTGCGACCATCTTTCTGGACAGACACCACCCGTTTACCGGTTAATAAATCAAGGCGCGCCTGACGCAGCGCCTGCAGTTCAGCGACTGTAACCATTCACTCCTCCGGACAGCTTCGCTGCCAGTTCTTTCAGGGTTGGCCGGGTCGTCTCTTCTTCCCGGGATTTTGCCAGTACAGCCAGATCAAGCTGCCAGCGTTGCACGGACACACGTAATGCCGCGTAGGCATACACCAGGCAGTCCAGCGCTTCGTTACGCCGCTTTTTGTTATCCCACAGCAGACGCATCTTTCCTTTTTCCCACTTCTCCACAAGCTCTTCCGCGACCAGTTGCTGCGCCTCTGTCTGCGAAAAAATCTCCGGATCATCAGGAAAACGGATGGCATACGACGTGGCTTCATCCACAGGCGTGGGATCGGCTTTCATACGGGCATAGAGAATTTCTTTTGCGGTGTCCGTCCCCACTTCACACAGATACACGCCCCGCTGATTGCGGGTTTTTGGCATGGTGATCACCGGCTTGCCATAGACAGACGCGCCTTTTACCGGCAGCACCCGGAAAACACCGTGTTTTTTTGATCTCTGATAAACAATTTCACCATCGATCCCCCCGGTGTCCCAGCAGACACGGGAAATGGTCATTTCGGTTCCATCTGCATGGCAGTATTTTTTGTTGATCGCCGCATCCACACGTAACAGCGTCTCTTCCTCATCGGGACGCCCCATAATGATGATTTTATCCACCAGAAAAGCTTCCTCTCCCGGAGCCCATCCCCAGACATACATCTCAAAACGGTTTCGCTGCGAGTCAATGCCCGCCGTCAGATAAACCACCCGGACAGGCACCGCCGCCGTGTAACGCACAACCTTATCCATCAGTACCTGGTGATCGAGTTTTTCGCCCACGGCCTCTTCCCAGGTCTCGCCCAGCGTGGTGTTCACAAAAGTTTTCAGGCCGTTGGGATCTTTCAGTGCATCCAGCCAGTAATAGACTATCTGTACCCAGGTGGTGAACGGACTGTACGCCGTCCAGATATGGAATGTGATGGAGCGCGGCGGCGGAATTTCATTACCCGCAGCGCTGAAAAACGTCAGACCGTCACGGGTCCACATCCCCGTGTTTTCACAGATCCACCGCCCGTTGCTCTGGTCCAGTTCAGACTGATGGATCACGCAGCCATGATGTTCACAGAGGTAGAAAACACTTTCGGGACTGTCCTTCTCCCATTTAAGCCCAAAAGGCGTGGACTCATCGCCAAATTTCAGATACTGCTCCTCCCCACAGTGCGGGCAGGGCACATAAAAACGCATGAAATGTGCCGACTCGTTGGCCGCTTTTTCGATCTGGCAGGAGCCTTTTATTTTTGGCGTCGAGCCGCGAATGGATTTTGGCCATACCGAGCCCTCAATACGCTTATCCCCCAGCAGGGTTGGCGAGCCCTCTTTTTCGACATCCGGCTCGAATGAGGAAAGTTCGTCATAGCAGACCACATCCACTGATTTTTCACGGTAGTTTTTGGCGGCAGCACCACCCAGGCACCAGAACCCCACACGGGACGTGAATCTTTTTAATGTCAGTGTGTTATCCCGGTGCTTACGCCCCAGCCAGGGGGAAAGAATTTTCAGACAGGGAACATCCCGTAATGTTGACTCCACATGAGACTTCATAAAATCTTCAGCGACAGAATCCGTAGGCTGAAACAGAAGACTGTTACGGTTTTTATGCTCAATAAAGTAACCAATAACGCCCATCAGCATTTTGGTGTAACCGACTCGAGCTGATTTTATAAGATTAATTGTGCGGATCCGGTCATTACCCATGCAGTTCATTATTGCCACCTGAAAGGGCAACGTCTTCCACCGCCCGGCAAGATAAGAGGACTCCGGGGGCAAATAATAATTTTGATCGGCCCATTCAACGGTGGTTACAGGCAGTGGGCGTAAAAGCCCACGAAGTGCCACTCCACAAACAACAGCAAAGTTATTTAGCTGCTTCTCTGAGGTATTCATCCAGCATCTCCGGTAACTTCTCTGCCGTTGATGCGCATCGGTTTGCCGCCTTTGCTATATCGGTTTTCAGGAAATCAAGCATAGCGGGCGTCAGTGCCGGAAACTGTCTCTGCATGGACAATGGAATGGAGTCAAGAATGGCAGAGATCTCCTGTGCCAGTCTTCCCAGAGCAAAAAGGCAAAACCCTGTATCAATGACCTGCCCACTGTCGCGGGCATTTTTCAGTTCCTGTGCATCTGCCTGTGCCTTCGTCAGTCGGTAACGTTCGTAATCAATGGTGCCGGGCTGAAGGTCTGATTCGCTGGCAGCCCTCAAATCCTCGACCTCTTTACGGAGTTTTTCGTTTTCAATATCAGCTTCGCGCTGCGCATACCACTGAATGGCAGCAGTTGTATCAAAAACTGATTCAGTCCCTTTCCCTCCACCAGAAACTAGTGGTAACCCCTGACTCTGCCAGGCGGTGATGGTCCTGACATCAACGCCAAAAATATCGGCCAATTTTTTCTTATTGACGTTCATACACTCCTCTGGAAACCAGAAAGGATCTGAAAATGGCATTTTCGGACAAAAACAGCCTTTGTTAGATCCTTTTATATTTTTAATATTCTATTGATAATCAATCAGTTAAAAAGAAGAAGAACGGATCTGCTTTTTCCCGAAAAATTTTCATAAATAGTGAAAACCCGCGAGGTCGCCGCCCCGTAACGGTCTGGATCACCGGAAAGGACCCGCCAACGACTTTCGCGTGCAGGCATTAAAAATTTTGCAGTTCCATGCCTAGTTGAAACCTCGATTTCTATAACATCCAATTTTGTAAATTTAGATATAGCTCAACTTTTCCCAATGTTTTCAATTGTATAAAAACAATTGGCGTTACGCTATAACACTATACTTAGAATAAGTAAAGATTTTAAGGAGTTTTAATGAGTCAACATCAATATTATCCACAGCTGAAATGGAAGCCTGCTGAATATGAATCTCTGATGCTTTTAGATCAAACTACGCTCTCTGGTTTTACTCCGATCATTACCATTCCAGACATAGACTGGGATTATGAAAACGAATGCTACAAGAAGAGTTTGAGTTCTTACTTATCTGACTTCGGTATTAACCTTGCGGCATCCTGGAAAGCCAATCGTCCTGTTTTGCTGGATGTTAAATATTTAGATAAACATGGTTCGAGCCGCCATCATCCTCTAGATATGTGTATCCAAGATGCTAGAGTAAATGGTAAGGAAATTATCCCTGTTGTTTCTCCCACATATTCAACAAACTATATACATGCTGTTCAACGCAACTTAATCAATGGGCTCGCTATATCTATCACCCCCCAGACATGGCACCAATTCACAAGTCTGGTTAACCACTTAAATATTCATCCTAGTTTAATTGATGTAATCATTGATTTTGGAGATATTCAAAACGCAACTGATAGTTTAAAACAACAAGCATTAAGCATGGTCAACACATTATCAGGCCAAGCTCCGTGGAGAAACTTGATTTTATCTTCAACCGCATACCCGGCATCACAGGCAGGGATACCGCAACATCAAGTTCATCATATTCCGCGCCATGAATACGATCTTTGGATGTACGTAGTACAGAATTTTAGCAATGGAAGAACGCCAAGTTTTAGTGATTATCCCACCGCTAGCTCTACCATTACGAGCGTAGACCCACGCTTCATGTCTCAGTATGTCTCAGTGAGATATTCGAACGATACCTCATGGATCTTTGTAAAAGGTACCGCAGTTAAAGGAAATGGATGGGGCCAAACTAAAAACTTATGTACTACCCTTGTTAGTTCGCCAGAGTATCAAGTCTTTGGCTCCAAATTTAGTTGGGGGGATGATTACATTTACCAAAGATCATTAGGCGCTAACAAATCTGGCGGCTCTAAAGAATGGCGTAAAGTTGCACATACGCACCATATTACGTTAGTCGTGAGACAGCTTTATTGGTTGGCGCAGACTCAGCCTGCCAAGCCTTAACTTTCCAGCCTACGCGTTTCTTTAAGGCTGTTCTGACTTCAAGCCTGAGATTCGCTATTGGAATATTTTCCGCAATAATATTCCATAACTCAAATCGGGGCTTGCTTTTGATTCCTTTGGAATAGCCCCATCGTTCAAGTACGTCGATACATTCATCTTTCCAAAGCAATTGAGCGAGCATCAATGTGTCATGGTTTCGATTAAGCTTTTCTCCACGCATGTGCTTTATAAGAATGGCGCCTTTTGACCCAACAGAAACCGTTTTAACGCCCCACCAACCTGGGATTAACTTTAATGCTCCCTCAAGATGTTTCTCAGCTACGACAAGAGTAACCTTGTCCATTACAGAAGAATAATGCTTGATTTGAAGAGGCAAACGCTCCAAAGAGTCATATTCACTTTTGAGCTCGTACCCGTGTATAACACCATTTATTACAGCAATGTCTGCTCTACTGGCGCCAAGGGATATGGAAAATTCATCGACCACAAGGCAGTCTGGATCTAAATGCGATTCTTTCAAAAGCTTATGATGCACCGCGAACCTAACATCTTGATCTTTCATGACTTCTCCTTACTCCCTCCGTTATTGAATTATAGCGCACTGCATTTTACTGCATTTGAGAGATTTGACCACTTCAATCACAAAATGCTTATCTGCAGCAACAAGATTCATAGCCATACGACTATGGTGATTACCTTTTGTCTGGAAAACTGACCATTCCACGAAGATCAGATAGGTCTATAGAATCTTGGTTTGTCATAGCGTTCGCCTTACTTTGAGATGAACCTTTGCTGCATAGGAGATCAGCCCGTCAAGGCTCACCAGCACTAACTGACTACTCAAAGGCTCATTCCAAAGGGTTTGGTTCGACGTGGTTGAGTGCGCTGCGATGCGCGGTGAAATACCTGTACAAAAATGCCCCGCATCTGCGAGGCATTTTCCTGAAAGTCACGTATTAAATTTCAGTGAAATTAAAATTATTTTAAGCACTGCGTCCTGATGTACTCCTGCAGGTAGTTGACCTGCGCGGTTATCTTGTCGATTCCACTTCGGAGACGGTAATAATTGAGTTCAGCATCTGCTGTAAGTCCTGGGCTTTCTCCATCGCCCATGCTGCTGGCTCCGGTCGTTGACTTTGCACAGGTGGCGGCGACTTGCAGGCGCTTACGCCCAGCAGAAACATCAGCACGGAGACTTTCGATAGTCGCGTTAGCATCAGCAAGCTCCTTTGTGTATCTGGCGTCAAGTTCTGCTACATCACGTTGACGCTTCTGCATGTCAGCGATGATGTACCTGGCTTTATCGCGCTGTTCTTTATAGGTAATGGCGTTATCACGGTAATGATTAACAGCCCATGACAGGCAGACGATGATGCAAATAACCAGAGCGGAGATAATCGCGGCTACTCTTCTCACTGATCTATCCCCCAACAGGCTAATGCGCTTTCCTGGTCACGACGAATAACCTGTCCGTAGCAGTTATTTGAACGTGTGCGGCAATCACGCCCACCGTCCTTAATCCACCAGCGAATCGACTCACAGGCACCTTTACGATCACCGGCATTAAGCCGCTTATAAAACGTCGACGGGAAACACTTACCCGGGCCAATGTTGTAAGGACAGAATGACGCAATACCCGCTTTCTGGGGTTCAGTCAGTGGCACTTTGATGTTTTTCGCCACCCATGCCAGCGCCTTATCACGCTCAATGGCGTTAACCCGGTCGCATTTCCCCTTCGACAGCTTCATGCCAGGAATAACAGGCTTGCCATCCACCATGATGGCACCTCGGCAGATGGTCCAGATACCCGCACCATCACGGTATGCCGTGGTGTGGTTGCCTTCCTTTTCATCCAGAAACTGGTCGAGGATTTCAGGCGCAGAAGCACCTGCGGCAATCAGCGCCAGAACGGCAGCCGATAAACCATAGCGGAGTTTCCTGCTCATCAGCTTACTCTCCCCGTGCCGCCTTACGCCGGTCCTCTCTGATTTTGAAATACAGGTTCGTCAGGTACGTCAGCAGACCAAACAGCAGACTCCCCAGCACGCCTATTGCCGCCCACTGAGACGGGGAAACCCTGTCCAGCAACTGCAGGAACCAGTAGCCCGTTCCCACCGCTGACGTGGTGTATGACACACCTGTTGTGATTTTTTCCATCTGGTACATACCCCGTCTCCCGCAATCCGGAAGCTCACAACATGAAAAAGGCCGCCAGTGCTCCACTGACAGCCTCGTGTAGTTACTCTGAGTGCCCAACAATTCCCTGTCAAACGTGTTGACATTAAGAATCGCTTTTGTGTAGAAAAATTATGGCATGCATAACAATAAAACCTCACAGCCGTACTATTTCCACCAGAAGCATGACGCATTTCTCCCTGTGCTTACTGGTGGATTTTTTTTGCCCCGCAAATACCGCTGACACATATTGACAATAAGAATATTTTTCATTTGAAAATATTCATGTACAAAAATGTTTCTCTGGAGTGTCCATAGAGCTCACCCGCCAGTCCATTCCGGTAACTGGCGGCTTTTTTATCATGCCGCAGTGTCTGTGCTGTTCACTTCCACCGCAATGCTGTCAATCAGCAGCGTATACGTCGCCGATTTTGATATATCGGTCAGTTGCAGTTTGTCCGCCGCCCCCGATGCCGGTGACTTCACCAGTGTGAACGCCGCTCCCCGTTTCTCATCCAGTACTGGTGTCACCTGAATGCTGTTGTTTCCGGCAAACTCAAAAGCCAGCGTGTGCCATCCGTTATCAAAGACCCCGAATGTATCCAGCTTCGCATTCGGCTTCCTGTGATGCATCGCGTTCAGGTTCGTCGTATCCGTCTGCAGGAAGAAAGACATCAGCATATCGTTACCTTCTCCTGACAGCGTCACCCCCTCCGGCAGGGACGACAACTGCCAGTAAATGCCCAGGGCAAACTGATTCGGCACCAGTGAACCCGGCAACTTAAACCGTACGCTCACACGTCCGCCCTTCTTCAGTAACTCCGCACCCTGTCCGGCTGCATCATGCTCCAGAAACCAGATGTGGTTTTCCGGTTTGTTCAGTTGCAGAGCCTTACCTCCCGTAGCCCCCGCATCACTGACCACCGCTTCAGCAATGTTTTTGTTAACACTGTCCCCGCCCGCCGGTTTGTGATAATAGCGCCAGCCCTGTGATGCCAGGTCTTCGCCGGATGCCAGCAGACTCATCAGGGTTCGGTTACTGACCGGGGCTTCCGCCTCTCTCTCCGGACCTTCACCGGAAGGTACGGTGGGCTTCACCATATCAGGCTGTTTTCCGGTAATGAATTCAGCGGTTCTCCCGGCGTGCACCAGAATCGCCGTTGCCAGACGGTCGGAAATAATCCCCCGGCGTGCCCAGGTGCTGAAATGGCTCGCCCTGTCCTGTGACGTCCAGGTGGCTGAGCTGTCACGCCATTTCGAACCGTAATACCCGATACCCGGAATGTCCGGGTCTTCTTCCGGTTTGTTCGTCGGCACATTCACCCCGTTCTCATCCGTCATGAACGGTACGAAATGGATATTCTTTTCCGTTTTGTTTTTATAGCTGCCGTACACCGTCTGGTACGTGGATTCGTTCTTCTGCTTCCAGAAATACGTCGTGTCCCCGCATATCCAGGGAACCCCGCCAGCAGAGCCACTGACGCACTGGCCTGCCATATCCGCCAGGTCTGCACGGAATTTATCAACCAGCGCACCAAACTGTGCTGCGTGATTTCCGGGCGTGCCGTCAAAATCAAATTCCCCCTGCATCCACACCACGGCAAACAGCACATTTTTCGGGTTCTTCTTCAGTGCTGCTTTTGTTCGACCGATAAGGTCCTTATACAGCGGCTTGTCCACACCCCAGCGCGCTGAATTCTCCGAGGCACCGCCAGCGTCACTGTATGTGCCATCAGCTCCGGTGGTGAACGCTGAACCACCACGACAGCACGGAACCAGCAGAATACCCGCATTCGCCGGTATAAACGGCAGCAGTTTTTTGGCGATATGCAGCCCCTGCCCCACGGTACCGTACTGCCCCTTTGACAGGTCCGCTTTCGGATGGTTAAGGCGGCTCATGTCCTGCACATCATGCAGACAATGGTCCGCCGGAATGATGTCGTTATATTTGCATGCTGCACCGCCCGGTGTCACCGTACTGCGGCGCGCCAGCTGCTTAATGCGCGGGTCCGGACGGTCATATGTCTCCGGCAGCGGAAGACCTTCACCATACGACATGCCATTTGACTGCCCTGCCAGAACCACAACAAAGTAATACTCCGGGTCGCTGGTGGCACTGACAGCCACCGCCTTACCCTCATTACCGGTCACCGCCACTGGTGTGGTGACATCACCTTCCGCCGCAATGGCCTGCATCAGGGTATAAGGCGTGATGGCCACCGGACTGCCAAATGGCTGCCAGCCCTCCTTCAGTTTTTGTGTCAGTCGTTCAGCAAGGTCTGACGGCGATGCCGCCCTGACCACATCGTAGTGTTTAAATGCCATGAATCCTCCCGGCCGGGATAATGTTCTGAGTCAGAGAAGGCACGGGCTGACCTCCGGAAACACAAAAGTCACACAGAAAAACAGCCCGCAAAAAAGAAATACGCCCTTACAGTTGCGCAATGTGATTACTCTAAGGTATTATTAGGGTGCTGAATAAATTACTTCACGTTTTGTTATTTATTCCTTGCTTCCTTGCCAACCGCTCTTCCCAGGAGCGTTTTTTTTTTTACATGTAAAAAGGCTCCTGCGATGAGGAGCCTGGATGTATGCCTAATCTCTGTATACTGCATGGTGCCGGGTGCCTCCCGGTGAACAAATGTCCGTGATATCAGTCGGCCACACAGGAAATGATACGATATCACCCCTCCGCACAGGGGGATTCACCATGCCCGTTTTTTTTAACAAACTCCTCATCAATCAGACAATCATCAACCTCATGAATTGTGAGGAATTTAACATTTCACAACACAGCCTTTTCCCTGCATAAAAAAGCCCCTCCGGAGAGGGGCTTCGCTACGTGTCTGTTAACCATATGCATGATGCCGGGTGCCTCCCGATGAGTTCAGTATCAGCACCTGAACCCGCACAGAAAGGATAGAGTAGAAACACCTGCGCTGATATGCCCCTCCGCTCAGGGGGATTCACCATGCAGAACTTTTTTAACAACGCCCCCTCAGACAGGCAAGCATCAACCATCTGAACTGTGAGGAATTTAACACTTAACAACACAGCCTTTTCCCGCACAAAAAAAGCCCCTCCGGAGAGGGGCCGATCGCTATGTATACACCATAAGCAGCATAGTGCCGGGTGCCTCCCGGTAGATTCAGCCTGACTACTGAATCTGCGTATTGTGACCATCGCTATGGAGACCATGTCAGACGCCCCTCCGCACAGGGGGATTCACTATGCTGGCTCGTTTTTACAAGACTTCCATCGATCAGACAATAGCCCATCAACCGAATTGTGAGTCATTTAACATTTCCATGAGGTAACTGATATCCAGCTAACAATCATCTACAATGGACGAAGCCAGTTCCAGAACTTGCCCACGGTACAGCAACAACCACTGCATACACATAATTACCACCGGACTCTCTGAACCTGCCTACTGGCTAACCCCAGATACAACACCACCAGTCACAAAAGCATCTTATTCTGAAGTACAACTGCCGTGCGGCAGATACTAAAAGCGCCTGTATGTAACAACATAAATATACAGGATATGTTTTATCCACGGGATATAATTTTGATTTCATCAAAACCGTTACTACCTGCAATTCTGTTGTACTCCTGAACAAGACTCAGTAACTCCGAATTAGCCGCGGTGAACTCCTCACAGACGTTCCGAAGTGCATCTACATCCAGAAGAACCATCTCCTGACCTGAACGTCGATCAGGGGTACAAAATAAAACTGTCAGACGACTGAAGACCTTTGTTCGTTCCACATTGACGGCTTCAATACGCTGTAACAGTTGGCTACATCTGATTTTCTCATCAATATTCACGCAAACACCAAATGATTATAACTTTTTATGCTGAACACATTCAGACTATATCTAATACAGTCAATCAATATATGCCTGATGAAAAAACATCAGATAACGTCTGCTTTCTGCAAATATGCATAGCTCTCAGGTGGTGCACCATAATACTGGTGAAATACAGAAATGAAGTAGGACTTACTTGAGTAACCACATTTTTCCGCTATCGCTTGTCCACACTCTCGCTGGAAACATACAAGATTAACAGCAACACGCATTCGCTCCTCCAGCAACAACCGACTAAAGCTATAACCTTCATCCTTAAGTTTTCGCTTCAACAAGCTTTCGCTCATATGCAATTGTAATGCAATCACACCAAGCATCCAGCCTGCCGATATGTCGGTCTGAATTATAGCCCTTACTTTACAGCTGATATTATTTACAGCACCGGACAAAAATAATGGCAGACGTCTGTCTGTTGCAAATAAGGAGATACATGAAAATGCGGTTATAACAGAGAAATCCTTCAAAGTATCACTGGATTCACTATGCTGGGTTATTAAAGCCTCCGCCAGTTCCGTATTGTAAATATCAGACATCAAATAAAGAGGCATTTTTGTCGGTGTATACTCCGTCAGTTCACACTCCCTTTCCAGATACTGATTGACGACGCTGTTACTTATATCTGCCATTTTCACTCTGTCGGCATAAGCACAGAAAAGCCCTCTTATATTTCTGGCAACAAGCATAACACTTCCGGCATCGAGTGAAACTTTTTCTTTTTCAAGAAAAATATCTATCGGATAGCGAATCAGGACCACAGAGCAGGCAACATCCATTTTGAATTAACCTGAGCAAAAAGACTTAATACCAGTATATTCCAAAAATGGCATTTTGGGAGATTACTTCTGCAAACCGCTCCCGCTAAATACATCCCTGATTTCCTGCGCAGTCTGTTCAAAACGCCCGGTATCCAGCTCAACGCCAGTTGCACGACGCCCCAGCGCCATCGCTGCTTTAACTGCCGAACCCTACCCCATGAAGAAATCTGCAACCAGGACACCCGGCAGAAGGGAGACTACAGCCCGCAATTCGAAAAAGGCCACGCTATTGCGCAGAGTGATTACTGTCGGGGATTATTCGCCAGTTGAAGTATTACTTCACGTTTTATTGTTTATTCCTTGCCGCCCGCGTCTCCCAGCGCGGGCTTTTTTTGTCCATAAGAAAGCCCCTCCGGAGAGGGGCTGAAGCCGCATTTCTGTATCACCATGAGCATGGTGCCGGGTGCCTCCCGGTGAGTTCAGCCCGGTGACACCAAACCCGCGTATTCTCGCTTACGATCATCAAAGAGATCATACCGTTCACCAGTCGCCCCTCCGCACAGGGGGATTCACCATGCGAAATTTTTTTAACAAATGCTCAGTCTGACAGGCAACTGTCAACTTACTGAATTGTGAGGGATTTAACACTTCACAGCACAATATCTTTCCAGCGCCCCAAAATCATCAGGACAGGAGAAAATCTTCTCCCCCTGTCAGAGTTTAAAATCCAGCACGCCATTTCTAAATGCTTTATATACTCCTGAAGACGGTGGTGATGGTATATCAGCATTCTTTACTGCATTCATCGCTTCACGACATAAATCGGGATCACCGCTTTCTCTTTTAACCTGTAGCAGAAGACCATTCGGGGCCATATACATTCTCAGTGAACACTCTTTTCCTGAATACTTACTCGCATCCTTTAACTGTTCTTCTATGGCTTTCCTGACCTGAATGGCATACTGCCGGATTTCTTCACTGGCATCAGGGGTACGTTCCGATGAGCTCAAATTTTGCGACTTTATTAATTTATCTGAGTGATACAGAGAAGCATCATGATTATTTGTCGATACATCTTTTGTGCAGCCAGTTGTCAGACTGGCTAATATCAAAACAAGAACCGGTACAGCACGGCAATACATTTATCCATCTCCATATTAACAAGAACAATTATCTATAAAATATAGTAAATATGCGGGATCCGGGAGGACTTGTAACTATCATCTCCGGATCAGCATGTAGTTTTTATTTTTCCGGATGATATATGCCGCAATAATACCCCTGCATACAGATGCCTGCAAATATCTACGAAGCATCCGGCGAGAATAAACAAGGAAGTCTGAGGCTATCTTATATGATAGCCTGTTGCTCAAAAGACAATGATTCACTCATCAGAACCAACAACGCATAATGCAGATAATGGACCGCCATCGAGGACTCGAACCCCGCGCAGCCAGCTTCGAAGGCTGGCGCTCTATCCCGATGAGCTAATGGCGGTATGTGATATGGTGGCCCTTGCTGGATTTGAACCAGCGACCTGGCGATTATGAGTCGCTCGCTCTCACCACTGAGCTAAAGGGCCGGGCGCAGGATAATAACGGTACGTAACTAATCCTGCAATATCATCCGTTCTGACTGACTAAATCCTGAACTTCTCTGACCGTCTGCTCAAAACGTTCAGTCCCCAGCTCAACGCCAGTTGCACGCCGCCCCAGCGCCATCGCGGCTTTGACTGTCGAACCCGACCCCATGAAAAAATCTGCAACCAGGTCACCCGGACGACTGCTCGCGCTGATTATCTGCTGCAGCATTTCTGCCGGTTTTTCGCACGGATGTTTCCCGGGATAGTACTGCACCGGTTTATGCGTCCACACATCCGTGTACGGCACCTGCGCCGTCACGCCAAAATACCGCCGCAGATGCTTATATTCACTCTGCAGTTCCGCATACTGCCGGTTCAGTGAAGTATACGTCTCCAGCAGCTGGTGGTGGGGCTTTTCCAGTTCACCCCGCTGATGCTTCTCTTCTGCCACCCGGGCAAACAGCACCTGTAATTTCAGATAATCGCTTTCGTTCGGTAACTGCCACTGACTGGCACTGAACCAGTGCGACACCATGTTTTTCTTTCCTGTGGCATCAGCAATCTGTTTTGCCGTTATCCCCAGGGCAGCACGCGCATCACGAAAGTAAGCAATCAGCGGTGCCATCACATGCTGTTTCAGTGCCCTGCCCTTCGCCTCATACCCGGCATCTTTCGGACGATACGGCCCCTGATAATGTTCCGCGAACAGAATGCGCTCTGTGGCGGGGGAATACGCCCTCAGGCTTTCCTTGTTGCACCCGTTCCAGCGTCCGGACGGCTTCGCCCAGATAATATGGTTCAGCACACTGAAGCGTTCTCGCATCATGATTTCAATGTCAGATGCCAGGCGATGGCCACAGAACAGGTAAAGACTTCCGGCAGGTTTCAGCACCCGCCAGAACTGCGCCAGACACTGGTCCAGCCATTTCAGGTAATCATCGTCGCCCTTCCACTGGTTATCCCAGCCCTCAGGCTTCACTTTAAAGTACGGCGGGTCCGTGACTATCAGGTCAACAGAATTTTCGGGTAACGACCGGATAAATTCCAGGCAGTCAGCGTTGATCAACTCACAACTGGATATTTTTACAGTATTAAACATGGATCATTAAGCCTGTCTCTGATAGGCTCATTCTGCTTTTGCGCAAAGCAGTGGGCCTGAGGTTTGCTTGTGATCCGGACGCATGAGCAGATGGCTGGTGAGTGCCCCTAACACCCACCAGCCGCCCATTTACCACAAATAAAAAAGCCTTCAGGACCGAAGGCGTCTGTAACAACCGAACTGATAGTCTGCCAGACCCGCCATAACAAGCTGGGTCAGTATTAACTGGCAGCGTTCGCGTGAAAGGTAAGTATTCTGCGCAATCTCCCCGACTGTCGCCGGTTCGGTGACGCTTAATTCATTAAACACTGCTCTGGCGGTTTCTGTCATATCCTGCTGTTTCAGCATGTCTTTTTCCCTTTTCCGGTTAACGTGACACACCAATAACTCTTGTCAAAAAAGCCAGCAAGCTGAAAGAACGGTATTAATAACCACCAGCGAATTTATTGCGCTGCTGTATATTACGGACACAAAAAAACCACTTTCCGGTGGCTTCCTTGTGCGAAAAAACTTGCGTTTCGCCTCGCGATACAGCTTTGCGAAGCTTACACGAATTCAAGCTGTTTCTGCGTAAAAAAGCAAGCTTTTTTTATCGAAATGAATCGTGCATAGGTACATAAAGCATGTGTTCAGCCACGGCTAACCAACCTGCAATACGTTTCTCACATGTGCTGAAGCACCATTCCGGGTGAGTACGATTTAAACATTCTGCCATTTTTCTCTTACTCATTCCCCGTCCTTCGTACCTTTGCCGGAGAACATTGATTAGCCCGGGATATTCCCCAAGCACCTCACTGATAACGCGATCAATAATCAACGCCTCTGTGTCTGTACAATGTGACAACCAGCTCTTCTGCTTTCCTCTTGTCATATCCCGAAAAAATGCCTCAAGTTCCGGTTTATCCAGCCCGGATTTCTTCATTCTGCGTAAAACCTCATTAACTGCGGTTTTCGTCAGTTTTTTCGAAACCAGTAACCGGTTAAACATATTTCCGGATTTACCCCCACCGATATACGACCACCGCCCCCACATCCGTAATTTCCCCTGGATCCAGACTGCTTCCAGCGTGTTCAGGCGTAAATGTTCGCCGCTTTTGCCTGTAATTTCCGGATATATCATATTTACGCTCACTCACTCTCAATTTTGTAAATCTTCACACCCAGCCGTCCACCAGATACTGGCTGACCACGTACAATATTGATTTCATCAAACTGCTCATCGTCCATTAACATTCCCGCATGCGTCAGCGCATCCAGCGGCGCTTTCAGAATATTGTCCAGGTCACGACGACGCTTATCCGGTGGCTCTGCAATAATTTTTATTGCCAGCCGTCCGGACAGTCTTAATTTCAGCCGCTGCTGGCGAACAATAAGCGCCACTGCCCGGCGATAACGCTCCCCGGCTTTTGAGACAAAATATGTGCTGCCACGACGACGCCAGTAAGTGTTCACCGTCGGCGGGTAAGGTAAAACCAAATCTATGAGCATCAGTCACCTCTTTTACCCGAGCACGCCAGTCGCAAAGGCGTGATCAAGAAAACGAAAAATTAACTCAATCTGAGAGCCGTACTTTTTCTCAAACTCCAGCGGGTCTGCATGAAGTTCGTTGTGGTGCTCCCGGCACAACGGTAGCGTGAAAATATCGTGGGCCTTTGTTCCCATTCCCCCCTGACCATAACCAATCAGGTGATGCGGATCGTCAGCTGGCTTACCACAACACGCACACGGCTGTGTCTTTACCCAGCGCGTGTATTTCTCATTAACCCAACGGCGACGTTTAGGCCGCCTCATGAACGATTCAGGAGACTCCGGATCAACAGCGATACTGACAACCGTTTTTTTCTGTGGTGGATTTTGTTGCTGGTGGACGTGAAGTGGCAGCGCAATATTTTTTGTGCGCTGCTTCAGTATGCTGATGGCTGTCTGTTCTCCCGGTACGATGTCACTCTCACGGTATACGGAGCGGATTTTTTCCGCTGGTAATCCCAGCGAACGACGCGCTACTGCCTCAGGCAGTGCATCCACCACCTGATTGCAGGCCGCCCACCAGGATAATTCGGCCAGCGATAACTCCCTCTCCTGCGTACCGCTTATTGCGTGACGGATGACGTCAATCATCCAGGCAACCAGATTCTGCTGAGCAAGTTGATCGAGTGATTCTGATGTCTGGTCGCGCAGCTGGTTGTCACAGTGCCAACACAACACCATCGCGCCGGTACCGTAACGGTGAATGACGGTTTCGCTGTGATGATAATCGCCGTGTGGCCACTGGCAGGATTTCACGTGACGTAATAACCAGTCAGACAGTGCACCTGCACCACCTGCTGCACGAATAACCCGCTCATCGCTGAAAAATGGCAGTAATGTTTTATCCTCTGCCAGCGGCTGGCGAACGGCAGGAACGACTCCGGACGGCAGACCGCGCATGTTTTTCGGTTCCGGCTCCACCAATATTCTGCCGTTATGGAATACTGACATTGATTCACGGCCTGGCTTAACGATAACCAGACCGAGTTCCGGTACCAGAACAGGTCGAAGTAATACCCGCACGTTACCTCCAGATGCGCTGCTGGAATGTGCGGGACGGACGCGGTGGGCGTTCGGAATAAGGGAGCCTGACGGAGATTATCCAGTGACGACGATCGAAGCTGAGGGCTTTCTCAAACTCATATCCGCGCCTGCGGTAACACTGGATCAGCCATTCGGCCTGTTCTTCAGTGCATAGGTCATGCTGGAACCAGTCGGTTTTAAATACGTGTGAACGCCGCCCCCGCTTAATGGTCGGATCGACTTCAGAATTGTGGGATTTTATATGTTGCGCCATCGGGTTCTCCGGTGACGCAGCAGGTGCCAGTTGTTCAGGCTGACGTGCGAATTGTAAACCAGAATGCCAGGAAAAAACAAAGTCTGCCAAAACGGGGGACGTGCGGGTGCGTTGAGGATGCCTGACACATCAGAGGTGGCGAGGGATTTCTCCCTCGCCTGGTCACTCTTACTTCTCAGATTCGTAGTCTACGAAGACAGCAACCTCCGTCTGGCCGGTTCGGATTCGTACCTCGCAGAGGTCTTTCCTCGTTACCAGTGCCGTCACTATGACGGTTAAACAGATGACGATCAGGGCGATTAACATCGCCTTTTGCTGCTTCATAGCCTGCTTCTCCTTGCCTTTCGGCACGTAAGAGGCTAACCTACGTTTGTGAAGCATAGATTGGGCCTCAGATTAATGTTAAGCGTCCTGCAAGACGCGTAATGTTAACTGGGGCTTTTCTCTGTCTGCCTTACGGCGGCATGCCCGAGGCAAACAGCCTCAAGCACCCGCAGCAATTCTACTTAACTCTTCTTTCCCCGCAAACCGTTTTTATCCCCAGCGACAAATCGAATACACCACCAGCGCCACCGCCATTGCTATTCCTACCGTTATGAACGCTTCAGGCCTGGTCATCGTAAAATATCCTCCTCGTTTATCAGTCCGTTTCGCTTCAGGTAGTCCATCGCTTTATCCGGTAGTTTGCTTGATTTATTAACGCTTTTTAAGGAATGAGATAACCGCTTCACCCACATTGTTAATTCACTTACCTGATCGCCTGATGCTGGATTATTGTCGCTTTTTCCCGGCAATATGTGCTCTCGGCTGGATTTCCAGGATATCCACGCCAAATCCACATTTGGATCCCGGTAATTCATCCCTTCGTTAGCACGAAGCAACAATGTTTCATGGTTTTTATCATCCGCATAGAACCTGATAAGCGCTTCGAACTGTTCGCGACCGTCATCAGGAATTACCTGAAAGTTGCCAGCCTGACGCATAGCTATTTCCATGATCTCAACCATATCCCCTGGTGGAATTTTACAAAGTTGCCCAATACATTTCTGCTGCCTGGCATATTCGAGGATGTGCTCCAGCTTGATACGATTAATCATGATTTATCTCCATTAAGCATGGCATCCCGGCAGGCATTCCAGCCTTCATCAAATCCGACAATGCCATTATTTAAAGATGGACGAGCATCCGGCACCACCGGTACTGGTTGGGCTACATATAACGGCTGAACATACCAGCCCTTTGATAACCAACTATCAGCAACGTTTTTACTCCTGGTTATTGCTGGAATACCCAGGCCATTGTCTGAATGCAGCCATGCCACCGGAACCGCTTCCAGCGATGCCAGTGCAATTTTGAATAGCTCGCCCTCTACCCTGGCCATCTCTGAATTAGGGTAACATTTCGCAACCGCTATTTTTAATTTGGCTTCTTTGATTAATTGCTCTTTTGTTAATTCAGTCATTTTTCATTACCGCCCTTTCAGGCGGTCTCCTGATGTTCTGAGGGTGCAGAAATCCCTCCGGTTAAGGATTAATTTTTAGCAGTGCTAAATTTAATTATTCAGTTCTGGATTTTGTCGCTCTGCGTATCCGCGCTTTCGCGTTACGCTCAATCTGAATTAGCTTTCCTATATTTTTTCGCCTTTCCTGTTCCTCCAGGCGCAATAGTTTTACATCATCTGCCAGCCTGGTTTCTCTTTTCGCAACAGAGAGCATCCAGTCAAATGGCTCCACAACTGCACCGCAGATTTTACAGCGGACCTGACGCTCTTTTTCGTCAACCCGGACAGAGGCGTGATGACAATATGGCCTTTCCGATGGCTCATAAAGAAAATTAACCTGATTACGTGGGTCATCCTCTTTTACCGGAAATAAAACAATATTACTTAACTCATCTTCTGGTTTTATTTCCATGCTCCTCTCCTTTGATGCGAATGCCAGCGGCAATTGAAGCCTGATAGCTAATTTCACTCACAGCACCACCTCCTGAAAATTCCCCTGATAAAACGCCAGCACGCGCTGCATAACTTCGCTCTTCCGGCACTCGCTACAGATTATGTTCTGACGCCTGTCATAACGACGTATTTCTCCGTCTGGTAACGACCAGATAAGGTCCGGATCAACCACAGGTGTTTTTTTCTTCAGCTTTGCCCTTGAGAGTTTTTTGCGGGCGTTTTGCCAGTCCTTACGAGCCTGTTCAGACGGGAATAACCCGTAACCAGAGTTGTATACATCACCACTGGCAACCAGCTCTCTGGCGAGAACGCTCATCAGATATCTTGTCGCACCTGTCTTGGCTTCCAGTTGCCGTAACGTCTCGCGCCCACTCCGGCGTACTAGCTCAACAACCTGCCCTTTAATTTTTTCTCGCTCTTCTTGTGTAAAAACTTTTGCCACAAGCCCTCCTGAAAATTACCTCATGACCTGAAATAAACACTTACCCCCTGAAGCCTGGCGGAATTTCGGTATCCGGTTCAGAAACATGATTCACACAACGCTGGTTGTTCGTGCCGCTTACCGGGAGCAACCAGGGGTTTTCAAAATTCCGGTCCGGTCCAAAAAACGTCGTCGCTCGCTGAACAAATTCCGTTCCCGTTTTCCCGGTAGTCGCCAAGTATCTTGCGTAACGCCTCACGCCATCCAGCATGGCCTCTGGTGGCACCCCCTCGCGTAATCTGGCCTTCCAGGCACTGAAAGCGGATTTCTTCGGGTTTGCCCCGGCACGCAACGGGTATTCCCGCCAGACCTGTTCGAACACATCCGGATAATCCACTCGTCCCACAGGCTGCCCGGTGTTTTCCGGGACTACCTGATCGGCTTCCCGCTGAATGGCGGAATCGGCTTCAGGCTGCTGCAGTTGGTGTGATTGTTCCGGCCTTGCGGTCATCGCCTGCTGCACAGCGCCCGAATCGGCTTCCGGTGTCGTGCCTGCTGGCTGACCAGGATTGACGTTCTGAACATCCCCTGCCTGGTTCGTGGCGATTTTTTCGCCATGAAGCATAGTATTTTTATCCTGATCCTGTTCTTTCTCCTGTTCCTGTTCTTGGCTTAGAAGCCCCTTTAAAGCCTCTTCGAAGCCCCTTGCTGAATTCCGGCGATTATTCCGCCTCACATCCAGATGGAAATCCGTTTTATATCTGTCGTAAAAGGCTGACAGAAAGGCGTTTTCAGGTAATGATGCATACTCATTCCTGACACCTGCACAACGGTTATCTCCAGGCTTCAACGTTTCCCCAACCTGCCAGGCTGCCATTTCATGGACCCAGACCATCTCGGCATCATGGTCATAGCTACAAAAACCAGCTTCAACAGCCCTTTTAAGCCCCTTCGAAGCCCCTTCCGGACCAAGCCCGGATTCATGAGCAAGGTACAAAACTGGCAGGTAATACAAACCCAACATATTTGCGTGAGGGGATGTCATCAGGTAAAAAGCAACAACTTGCGCTTCTGCACCCGCCTTTCTAAGTTCTCTCCCCGTTTCTCCCAGCCAGAATCGCGGGGAAACTTTTGCATAATCACGCATGTTCACCTCGTCTGGAGCCAAACCTTCCTCTGGTTATAATCTGTGATTCACTAATCAACAGAACCAGAGGAGGTTCGACATGGATTTTGCAACTATCACAAGTAGCGTTGTGTTGAGTGCGTGTGTTGCTGGCGTGGTTTCGCTGGTTAATGGTGCCTGGCAACGCAAATCGGAACGAACCATTGAAGCGCAACGCCGGGCTGCTGAAGCCAGAGCAAAAATAAGAGAAATGGCTCTCACCCTCGCATTGAAAGAATGGGAGCTCCACCAAACCATATCGAAGGCAAAGGGGTATGGTGTCAGCGGCCCAGAAGTTTACGTCTTTCGATACTTTCGTATGCTCAACCTGATGGAGGAAGACAAATTCACGATTGAAAATCTCAGACTGATCCAGTACGACTCCATGTGTGCTGTTGCAGCAATTCAGGCAGAGATCGAGCGATATCGGGAGAAAAACGGCCTCCCGATGCCATAAACAATCAGCGTTTTTCATCTTTCCAAATCCTCATATCAGGCTTGCGCCCAATGAACCGACGAAGACAATTTAAAGTCCATCGGGTGAAGTAATCCCTGAAACCAAAGAGATACCAGGTGAACAGATTCACGATAAAATGTCCGGCCAGAGCCCCACCAATACCACAGGCAAGAACAGTAAAAAAATCAGGTAGATTCACAGCCCCCTCCGTCATTGTTAACGCCATCCGTGCTTTTAGTGCATCACCACGGCATTTCCTGCCGGGCCACCACGGTTCATCTGATTGAAACCGGCAATCGCCACTGCGACAAAATCATCAGCGTCTCTCACCAGTCGTTCCCGCGTCTCCACCAGCTCCCGAAAATAGGCTGAACTGTGGCTGCGCATTCGGGCCACCAGCAAAGGTGGCATTGCCTTTTCGATCGCTGGTAACAACGCCTGAATTTTTTCAACAGCATCAAGGGTGTCTTTCTCTACCCAGCGGAAAATTTTCTGGGTATTACGAGCTAGGGCTTCCGGATGGCTGTCGCCGTACAGTTCCGGAAATGTCATTCCCAGTTCAAAATACGCTTTGGTAATCTTCGCAGTTGGTACTTTCTCGCCATCCGGATGCGCCCAGGCATTCATCGCCATGCGGATGTGCTCATGGCTGATTTTCATGAATCATTTGCCTCTTGATATTTCGGGTATGCTCGTTTTCGTCATTTGGTTGCTTCATCAACATATTCAGCGAATAGCATGACGAGCGTCGTAAGTATGACCAGTCAACATCAGGACGAAGTTCTTCGCACAGAACACCACCTCTTGTTGCACGTTCAATTGCTGGACATCGCTCAGCAGGCAACTGACGTACACCTTTGATCCATTGATTTACGCTTGGAGGTGATACACCTAAAAGCCTAGCCATTGCAGATTGCCCACCGACAACAGCACACGCTCGTTTGAATGAATAGTTCTCTTTTTTCATCGAATGAACTCAAAAAAAACACGAAACAATATTAGGCGACGCCTAATACAAATGTCAATAGGCGTCGCCTAACGCAAATGAAGTAGGGATTGCCTAATGCAATGAGCATAGGAGAGTATTAAGCAATGCTTAGTGGTAAAGACTTAGGCCGAGCGATAGAGCAGGCCATTAACAAAAAAATTGCATCAGGATCCGTCAAATCAAAGGCGGAGGTAGCGCGTCACTTCAAAGTCCAACCACCATCAATCTATGATTGGATTAAGAAAGGTTCGATAAGTAAAGATAAACTTCCAGAGCTATGGCGTTTCTTTTCTGATGTGGTTGGCCCAGAGCATTGGGGGCTTAACGAATACCCCATACCCACCTCCCTCATTTCAGATACAAAAAGTGAACTTTTAGACATAAACAGCCTTTATCAAGCCGCCTCTGATGAAAAAAGAGCCATTGTGGCTTTTCTCTTATCAGCAAATGCCACGGAACCTGGTTGGGTTGATCATGACGTTCGCGCCTACATTGCCACAATGGAGATGAAGGTAGGTAAGTATTTGAAAGATCAAGAATCAGAACGGAAAAGCCAGAACATCACCAAAACGGGAACTTAAACTTATATGGTCTGATGGGAACCTCCTAGAGCCCGTTATCTAGCCCCCCATCACCTCTTCCACATATCATCGCCTATTAGGTTTTCGTCAAAAACATTAGGCGCAGCCTATTGACAATTAATTAGGCATTACCTATAGTTCTCCCATACCAACCCACCCCGCCCACAGAACACCGGGCAATACTTCGAGTTACCCGGCAGTGATTAGGGGTTAAGTAGCCAGCCCGAGGCGTATGAACATGACGGCGGGAACACTTTGTATAACAGCGCAGCAGGTTTTTAGTTCCGCTACCCCGGCGTTAAGGGGAAATGAGGTCAACATGGATACGCTCAATCTTAGCAACAACGAATCTCTGGTATGCGGTGTGTTCCCTAACTAGGACGGCACCTTCACCGTGATGACGTATACCAAAAGTAAAACGTTTAAAACCGCAGCTGGCGCGCATCGCTGGTTAGCAAGAAACACTGACTGATGAGGTTGACGATGGAATTTAAATATTTACCGCCTTCAATCCAGGAGATTGCAGCACACACACTTCGTCATCGTCTGAACGAACTTGAATTGGAATCGGTAACAAAAAAAGACACTGATAATATGGCTCGTAATGTGCGCGATGCGTTTACTGGGCTGTTTTCAGATACAGCTTTAAATATCCATGGCACAGAGGATACAGCAAAACAATTTGCAGAAAAAGAAGTGGAAGATCTCAGTTCAAAGAGCCAGAAACAGCCAAACAACCATGAAATTAACGAACTGCTTCTGGCAACAGGCTTCATAAATATTAACGAATATGAACGCCGTAAAAAAATGTTATCTGATCAATCCATCAAGATATCTTTTTAGCATCAGCGTTTCTACGTTATTAAAACCATCAGATTTTAACATAGCTTCGATTCGCTGATTTAAATTGCCAACTAACTGTTGATACTGAGTAGATGGAAGCATGTGTACCAGCTCCTTGAGAACACAATAACATGCACCAAGTTTTAACTCCTGCTCTGACATTTTATCCTCCATTGAGGTTACTGGTTGAGAATGGAGACCTCTCGTGACAGCGTGTGGTCGTGCGCCGGACACGGATAAGAATCCGGCACTGACAGTTTACTGAAAGGATATATCCCTGAAAAGTCAGGGCATAACACGAAAGCGCACGGCGAGATTCCTTTGCATATAAGGCTTGTCGTTAAATTTCTTCAACCGTGCGTTTCCGGTTGTGGCAATCCGCGAAATAGCGCGGCGGTAAGTATGGCGGGGTTATTCCTTCCCCCGTTGAGGACACCGGGTTGTCAGGTTGACCATACGCTTAAGTGACACCCCAGCCACAACAACCTCTGTTATCACTTTTCTGGTGATTCGGCGGAAATGGATATCCGCTCTTTTTAAAGTGAATTTTGTGATGCGGTGAATGCGGCCATGCGCACGCGGAACAGTTAAAACAAGCGGTCTTTTACTTGCGTAACAGACATCAACTAACAATCCGGCGTTAATTGTTAACTGGTTAACGTCACCTGGAGGCACCAGGCACGGCATCACAAAATTCATTGTTGAGGACGCGATAATGGAAACGTTATTACCAAACGTTAATACGTCTGAAGGTTGTTTTGATATTGGTGTTCTGCTCAGTAATAAAGCGTTTACTGAGGATGCCATTAATATGCGGAAATATGAGCCTTATCTGCTCAATGATAATTCCATTCTTTCCCGAATTGCCCTTATTAAACTTGGTATTTTCGGAGAACGTCAATGACTTCAGCATTTGCACTGGTGATGACGGTTTTTCTTATAACGGGTGAATCACAGAATGTGATTACCGGAATTTATGCCAGTAAAGAATCCTGCCTCCAGGCAAGAGACGAGCAAAAAATTTCTGGTGAATGCCTCCCGGTAAAAAAAGTATCGCTGTACCTGAATAACGAAACACCGGCTGGATAACCCTCCAGCCATATTAACGCCATACCAACGGATTAAAAATTCCAGCAATGGCAGGGATTCGTTCACCCTGAAATCTGTAATGAGGTTAAAACACAATGAGTAAAATCTTTATTTGCGCGGCTATTCCTGATGAACAGGCCATAAAAGAAGATAGCGCTGTTGCGGTGGCCACTGCCATTGAAGCCGGTGATGAGCGTCGCGCACGCGCAAAATTTCACTGGCAATTTCTGGAGCAATTCCCGGCAGCTCAGGACTGCGCTTATAAATTTATTGTCTGTGAGGATAAACCCGGCATACCCCGCCCTACCCTCGATTCCTGGGATACCGAATATATGCAGGAAAACCGCTGGGATGAGGCGTCTGCTTCCTTTGTCCCGGTCGAGACTGAATCCGATCCGATGAACGTCACCTTTGACAAGCTGGCCCCTGAAGTACAGAACGCCGTCATGGTTAAGTTCGACACATGTGAAAACATCACTGTTGATATGGTGATTAGCGCACAGGAATTGTTGCAGGAAGACATGGCAACATTCGACGGCCATATCGTTGAAGCGTTGATGAAAATGCCAGAAGTTAACGCCATGTATCCGGAGCTTAAGCTGCATGCCATCGGGTGGGTTAAGCATAAATGCAAGCCTGCTGCTAAATGGCCCGAAATTCAGGCAGAGATGCGCATCTGGAAAAAACGTCGCGAAGGTGAACGCAAGGAAACCGGGAAATACACATCTGTCGTTGATATCGCCCGTTCCAGAGTAAACCAACAGAACACTGAAAACTCTGCTGAAAAAACCGGGGATGTCACTGTTGCCGTTCGCCGAGAATACAAACAGACATGGAAAACACTCGACAATGAGCTGGCCTGCGCCCTCTGGCCCGGTGATGTGAATGCGGGAAATATTGACGGTACCATCCATCGCTGGGCGACAAATGAGGTTATCGACAAGGATCGCGAAGACTGGAAGCGTATCTCAGCATCAATGCGCAAACAGCCCGAAGCACTTGGCTATGACCGTCAGACTATTTTTGGCCTTGTCCGTGAACGTCCGATCGACATTCACAAAGATCCCGTTGCACTGAACAAATATATCAGCGAATACCTGACAACAAAGGGCGTGTTTGAGCATGAAGAAACAGACCAGAGCTCTGCTGATACTCTCCAGCCGTCAGCAGCACAAACTGCTCCAGTGGAGACGGCAGAATCCGATACTCAAAAAAATGAAATCCTGGTGGAAGCTGAACCATCTGTAGAGCGTGAAGGACCATTTTATTTCGTCTTTACCGATAAGGGCGAGGAAAAATACGGCAGGGCAAACAAACTTTCTGGTCTGGACAAGGCGCTGGCTGCCGGCGCTACCGAAATCTCAAAAGAGGAATATTTTGCCCGAAAAAATGGCACATATACGGGCTTACCGCAAAATGTAGATACCGCTGAAGATTCCGTACAACCAGAGCCGGTAAAAGTTACCGCTGACGAAGTAAACAAAATTATGCAGGCAGCCAATATCAGCCAGCCTGACGCCGATAAATTGCTTGCTGCATCACGTGGTGAATTTGTTGAAGGGATTAGCGACCCTAATGATCCGAAATGGGTGAAAGGGATCCAGAGTCGCAACGCTGAGGGCCAGAATCAGCCCGGCGTGAAACAAAATGAGCCAGAAGCGGAACAAAACAGCCCGGATACGCAACAAAACGGGCCAGAAGAGCAACAACCAGAACCAGCAGTGCAACAGGAAGTGGAGAAAGTTTGCACCGCATGCGGTCAGACCGGTGGCGGCAACTGTCCTGACTGTGGTGCGGTGATGGGCGACGCAACCTACCAGGAAACATTCGATGGAGAGAGCCTGATTGAAGTTCAGGAAAATGCTCCGGAGGAAATGGAAGGCACTGAAGATCCGCACAAGGAGAACACTGACAGCGATCAGTATCACGCCAGCGATAATAAAACTGGCGAGACAGCAAATCCCTTAATTAAGGTGAACGGTCATCGTGAAATCACATCCACCAGCAGGTTGTGGCACCATCTGATGATTGACCTTGAAACAATGGGAAAAAATCCTGATGCGCCAATAAACGCTATAGCCGGTAAGTTTTTTGATCCGGCAACCGGAGAGATGGGGCCAGAATTCAGCAAAACTATCGATCTGGAAACCGCAGGCGGGGTCATCGAACGGGACACCATTAAGTGGTGGCTGAAACAGTCACGCGAAGCACAATCCGCCATTCTGACCGATGAAATCCCGTTGGATGATGCACTGCTGCAATTCCGGGAATTTATCGACGAAAACTCCGGTGAATTTTTTGTTCAGGTCTGGGGTAACGGTGCAACTTTCGACAACGTGATTTTACGCCGTTCATATGAACGGCAGGGGATCCCCTGCCCGTGGCGTTACACCAATGATCGCGATGTAAGAACGATGGTTGCTCTGGGACTGGTGATGGATTTCGACGCAAGAACGACTATTCCATTCGAAGGTGAACACCATAACGCCCTGCACGATACGCGTTACCAGGCAAAATACGTTTCAGCCATCTGGCAAAAACTGATCCCGAGTCAGGCTGATTTTTAATGTTCAACCGTCGCCAGTTGTAGTTGCTATTCTGCAACTGGCGCATTCCGGAGTGATGGCCATGAGCGAACAGTACCTGATAACGCTCGACGAGTGGAAACCTAAACGGTTCAGTCTCCCAATAACAAACACTACCCTGGTGAAATACGGAAAAATGGGATACATCGTTCCAAGGCCACAAAAAATCCGTGGGCGTTGGCTGATAGATCGCCGAGCAGTATTTGTGGGTCCTGGTGAAACAGGAATTGCGCCGGAAATTCATACTGACGATGATGACGCACTGAAGGAGATTTTAACTCATGTCACCGAGGCCACGAAAAAACAGCACTGACATAGCATGTCTTTACGAAAAGTTTGATCGCAGAACTGGCAAGGTTTACTACCAGTATAAAAATCCAGTGACTGGAAAATTTCACGGACTCGGAACAGACAAAGACAAGGAAGAAAAAATCGCTTCCACGGCTAATCAACGAATAGCTGCAGCAGAAGCAGAATATTTCATGCGCAAAATTGATGAAAGTCCATCAGCAACAAAACGTCGGGGTATCAGATTAAAAGCATGGGTTGATCGATATCTGAAAATACAGGACTCACGACTGAAAAATGGAGATATTGCAGCTACAACCCACAAAGAAAAGGCGCGAATGGCTGCATACCTGGTTTTCCGCCTGGGAAATCACCCATTGAAAGACCTGGAAGTAAGAGACTTTGCATTAATACTGGATGAATGGCTGGATAAAGACATGGTCAGCACAGCGAGAGTAAATCGCGGATTATGGGTTGATATTTATAAAGAAGCACAACATGCAGGGGAAGTTCCTCCTGGATGGAATCCTCCGGAGGCTACCCGTAAACCGATCCCTAAAGTAACCAGAGCCAGGCTCGCCCTGGAAGACTGGCAAAAAATTTACAACGCAACGCCGGAAAAACACTTTATCCGTAACGCAATGCTTCTTGCGATTGTCACTGGTCAGCGCCGTGATGACATTTGCCACATGCGTTTTTCAGATGTGTGGAACGAACACTTGCATATCACCCAGGGAAAAACCGGAATGCGTCTGGCGTTACCGCTTACACTACGCTGTGATGCCATTGGGATAACGTTAAAAGACGTTATTGATGGATGCCGAGACAGAATATTAAGTCCATATCTAATCCATAGTCGGCACCAGAAACAACCAAAGCCGATGAGTAAAGACAACCTGAGCGACTACTTTGCCAAAGCGCGGGATCTGGCTGGAATAATTCCACCAGCAGGAAAAACACCGCCCACATTTCATGAACAACGCTCTCTATCTGAACGGCTGTACCGTGCACAGGGTATCGATACAAAAACCTTACTAGGACATAAAGTCCAGGCAACCACCGATCGCTATAACGATACCCGAGGTCAGGAATGGGTTAAGTTGGTTATTTGA